AAGAAAACACATGCAGGTGAAAGGTTTCCCTTACACCTACTCGGTATCGGTTATACCGAAGCTCCGTAGCAACTTCTCTTTTAAGGGAGAAGAAGGCGAAGCCAGTGCTCTCCACCCAAATCTGATTATACTCTGATTTGGAATAGAGTACTGATCGGCCGCAGAGTCTCGATAGACTCTGAGTCCAGGCTTGACTAGGACCTGGAGCACATCACACCAGTGATGTCTGGCACACCTGCCAGTCTTCCGAAGCTTACGCTTCGGAGTCACCACCGGAACGCGAAACTCCATTCGTTGAAGCTTGGAGTTCCATCGTCTCGGTAGCTCATCGACCAGTATGTGGCCTAGGCAGAACGAGACACTCCCAGGAGACGTAACTTCACAGTTACGAATCCACGGGTATCGCATTCTGACTAGTTCGTACAGATAATGTGTTAAGGAGGGGAATTTCTTCCACTCCCTATTACACATCTGTACTAGGCCAGCTAATGACGCATAATCGGCATTCATAGCATCGAGGAGGGTTTTAATCCTCAACGGTGCTACGTTTTGCCCATCGAATGCATCATAGCCACATGCCTCTCGGAAGCGACCATTCGTAAAGCTTTTCTTGTCGTTGACCTGAAGGCCAACATACTCGAATAGCTGACGAACGCCATCAACCGAGTGGGAGGAGATGACAATGTCATCTCCATAGACATAAACAGCATTCTGCACCAGATTTCTCGGGTGCAGTGCTCTGTTAATGCCCACGTAGCCATGAGTGCATACGATATTATACGCCAGGGCTAGCGCCCAGAAACATATCGTTTCTGTCGGGAACGTGGTAGCATTACCCATACCTGCAAACTTTATCAGTTCGTAGGTAGTGGCATCGCCCTGAATACGATACTTTGGTGACCTTACGGCCATCAAGGCATTGTACCAGTTCGATGGAAAAAGAACTCTTACGAGTTCAGTGGTAATACTATCGGATGCATCCTTCAGGTCGAGGGTTGCATACGTACCCAATACAGAAGATATAGCAGAAATAGCTCCATTAACTGACTGATCTGATAAACAGATCATATCAGTTGAAATGGCCGACTCATGAAGTGCATCTTTCATGCACTTCATGAGACCCTGCTGTATCCACTGCTTAGCGACAGGCTCACACGTGATTACACGTGGACCTCGTGCGTCCTTTGGGACGAACAAGACCCGCGCTACGTCATCATGAGTCTGCCCTTGTTGCCACTCGCGGATATTATCTGCGAGCGCATGGGCACCTGAGACATAATACGATATATCGTATATGTCGCCCATGGGTTCCGCCATCTTTCGATGGTAAGGCTTCTCCCACGGCTTTTCGCCGCCGGAGACAGCCCCGGGACCATGCGAGGGAGTAATGTCCATAGGGTCGTTATTGCTAACAACCCTATGAACAAG